ACGCCAAGCATCTGGCTTTGCCCGGCACCTGCGCCCTTGGTGATGATTTGCGTCTTGGTGCCGTCTTGATTGTCGAGGTACAGCGCGCTCGAAGTGTCCACAATTACGTCAATCGAGCCGGTGATCTTTTGGAACGAGTAGAAATAGTCCGGCGCGGTGGGGTAGGTCGCTGCGGAAAACGCGGAGAGTCCGGGCCGCCGTGCCAGGGTCAGGCGGTTGGTCAGCTCGACATTCGTACCGCCGAGCAGCGCATCGGGCCGCCCGCCATAAAACTTCTCTCGAACGATGTCCGAAGGGTCGCGCAGCGGATTGCGCTGGGTGTACAGTCCGGTGAAGGTGCGATTGACGTAAACCGGCGCGAAGCGGGCGGGCTTGGAGAGCTGGCCGCCTGCCTGCTGCACAAGATTCATGCCTTAGCTCCCGCGCGCCTGCCCGCCCTGCTGCGTGCGGATTTGCGAGGCCATCATCTGCGCGTCCGTGTTCAGCGCATTGCCCAGGAAAATGTTCTTTTGACTCTCGCTCAGCCCTTCCGCGCAGGAAAGCAGCGAAGCGATGAAGCGCGTATGCTCCACTTGGAAACGCGGGTCATCGGTGGCTTCGAGCGAAAGTGCCAGAAAGCCCCGGCTGTACACATAGCTCAGGTAGTCCGGGATCGGCGTCCAAGTGGTCGAGAGCGACGAGAAAATCGGTGCCTGCTTTTGATAGATGATGGAAAGCGTGTACACCCCGTCCGGGATCGGCATCAAGCGAAAGGTGATATTCCCCGCGCCATCATCGAGCTGCGTTGAAACAAACGTAGGCCGCGCCAGCGATGCGGTATTGTCGCCGGAAAGCAGCTCCTTCCATTCAAGTTCCGTCACGTAGCCGTTGCCGTCCGTCACCGTGGCCTTCTCGAAAAAACCGAAGTTGGGAAGCGCCACCACGTAATCTTGAGTGCCGCTCACGGTCACGGTCGAGGTGCTGGTGCGGTTCCAACGCCAGATAAAGGGCGGCCCAAGGATCGTTTGCATCACAAGATTGGCGTTGGTGATGGTCGGTTCATTCGCGGTGCCGATGGTGATGGGCGCGTAGCGAGTGAAGGGCAGCGCCCAATTCACCGTGTTTTGCAGCGTGATAGTCGAGGCCATTAGATTCCGGTGAATCCGCCGAAAGGCCACGCCGGGCCAACGTCAATGGTGTAGTTGCTGTCGAGCAAGCCTTGCGAGGGATAAAAGCCTGCCGAATCGCGCTCGCGGTCGCTCTTGGCCGTGGCTTGCTCCATCGCCTGCATCCAAAGCGCAAACTCGCTTTGGAATTTCCCGCGCACTTTCATCTCCGGGGAATGGCGATAGCAGTGCGTGATGAAGCCCTGCCGGAAATAGCTTGCGTAATCGTCCGGGATCGGGTCGAGCGTCTGCGAAAGTTTCGTGAACGTCACCGGGCGCGTCTGGCAGATGGGATTCACCTGATAGACCACGCCAGTCTGCGGCGGCAACGGATTCACACGGAAGCCCTGCCCTTTCGGGTTAATGGCCGTCCATACCGCCGTGCCATCGTTCACGGTCGTGGCGATGGTCGTGGGGTTTGCGTAGGTCGGGTACACGGGATTCGTAGGCCAGCCGGGCTGCGATGTGCCGGTCGTAACGCTCTGCGTGTAGTTGTTCGTGAGCACCCAAAAATTTCCGTTCGCATCCTGAATCTGCATGAGCGGATTCGCTGGGCCGGAGGGCACGTTGAGCATCTGCCCGTAAGTCGTGTTTGCGGTCCAGGTCCCATAGATGAGCTGGTCATTCGGCAGCCAGCACACCTGCCCCGGCATGCCGTACTGCTGAAACGTGGCTTCGAGGTCCCGCACCGCCTCAAGCGTCCAGATCGGTTTCGGCAGGGCGGTGTTATTGATGTCAACGATGTAGGCGTGCTCGATCCAGCCCACCGTAACGTTGTTCCAGGCGTAATCCTGCTGGAAGCTGTTGGTGTAAAAAACAGGGGTCTTTTGCCGGTTGAACTTCCAGTTCATTTTCGCCGAGAGCATCGCAATCATGGTGTCGTTTGCGATGGTCAGCGCGGGCTGCTGCGAAAAGCCGCCCGTCGCCAGCACCGGCGAAAGCTCGGAAAACGTGCGCGCGTGGTCCACCACGCTTTGCAGTGTCAGCGTGCTGTTCCCCATGAATTAAGCGGCGACGATATTGCGCAGCCCAAACTGCACCGAGCCGGACGGGGTGTTGTCCGTAGGGAAGTTGATGGCTTCCTTGTAGGAGATGCCGGTCGGATTCGGCGAGCCATCCGGCATTTTTTCCGCCGATGTGCCGTGCTTCCAGATAAACAGGCAGCGTGTGCAGATGACCGCCGTATCGCCGAGCGGAAAGGTGTGCTTTACTACCGCGTAATTGTCTCCGTCGCCGCGCTTCTGCGTGGAGGCGTAATCCTTGCCGCCCTTGCGGTGATTGCAGCCCGCCTGCATCGCGGCGGCCTTCTGGCGCTGCTCGGCAAAGCCCTTTTCTTGATCTTTGCGAGCCTGATTCTTGAATTCCTTGTCCGCACGGCGGCGGGCCACGTCCTCGCGCAGAATCTCCAGCTCCAGAGCTTCGCGCTCCTGCTGCAACTTCGTTTTCTCTTCCATGCTATTCCTTTCGGTTGCGGTAAAGATAAAGCTGGTGGCGGTAACGGCGGCTCGCCGGGGTGTCGGCAGGCGCGCCAAAAACACGATGGGCTTCCTGTTCCGTGCAAAAGCCCTGCATTACAAAACGCAACAGCACGGTGCGCCAGCCGCGATACTTTTCGTTCACCGGCAGGCCGTGGTCATCGAAGCGCATGACGCTGAATTCCGGCATGTAGCCGCACTGCACCGCGCAGACGTATTGCCATTGCCCGTTTTTCAGAGCAGAAACGCCGCGCAGGCCGCGCGCGCTCCAGTCGTTCGGCTTGATAGGCACAAGTTCGGAGAGTTTCTGAAAAAGTTCGCGCTCGCTCAGGATGTGGCCGATGCGCTCCGGCGATTCGAGCAGCTCTTCCTGTAAAGCCCAGCGGAATTGCCGCACACTCCAACGGTTCTCTTCGTTCAACGCCTGCGCCAGCTCGGTGGTTTGCCGGGATGGGGTCACAAAGCGGTCGCTGGCTTCGAGCGCAGCCACTTCGGCAAGCGAGCGGCGATCCGCCTCATCCGGGTCGCCCACAATATCGAGGCCGCCTTCGACTTCGGTAATAGGGCGCGCGCTCCGCCCAATCACGCCGGTCTGCGGCGCTACAATTCCGTATTCTTTGAGCATTTTTGAAAAGGAGCCTGTTAACGCACAGGCCCCGGAAGCGTTCTGGTCAGTTCTCCGTTAGGAGATGGTCGAAACCGAGTCCAGCATGCGGACGCGGCCCGTGGTGTCGGGCACCAAGGTGGTGGTGAAGTGGATGCGGTAGGAGGTCCAGCCGCTAATCACTCCGGCCATGTCGGCCACGGACGGCTCGACGTTCTGGCGCACCAACGGACGGATCGTGCGGTAATTGCCGTCACCGAAAGCGGTGTCCCCGCCCCCGTTCAGGTCAATCGCAATCACACCATCCTTGCCGTTGATGTAGGTACGCTGCGCGGTGTTGCCGCTGCTCTTGTAGTTCGAGGTCTGCGTGACCAGCGAGGTCTGGTGAAAGCGGATGCCGGTACCCGCAAACTCAATGGTCTCCGTCAGGTCGGTGCCGGGCAGGCTTTCGAGACGGTCCAGGCCGGTGACGGTGTGCTTCCAGATGTCCACCGCCGAGTTGTTCGAGGGGTCGTTCGAGATGTCACCCACCACAAACGGGTGGATGATTCCCCCAAACTTCGCCTCCGCTTGATGGAAGGGCAGAACCGCGCGGCCCGCAAGCGACTGCACCGCAGCGCGCACGTTCAGGATGGTCAGCGGCGAAGCTGCGGCCAACTGCGTGTTGGTCGAGGAGTCAATCGCAATCCACGCCTCTTCCGCCGTGCGGACCAGGATCGAGAGTGATTGCCCCAGGCGGTACGCCAGCTCTTTCGAGACGTTCGTCACCATCGGGTCAATGCCCGTGAAGGTGGCCAGCGTCGAGAACGAAGCGTAGTCGCTGTATTCGCCAATCACCGCCTGATTCGTGAGCGGGGTGATGGTCAAGCCCGTGCCAACGGTACCCTCTGCGCTTTGGTTTGTGTTCGGCCCAAAGGTCGGGTACTCGAAAAACACGATGGTATTGCCCGAATTCATGGGCAAATTACGGCGTTCGGCCACACGCAGGAACGGGGTCTCAAACTTCAAGTTGTCAAAGAAGTTCTTGTCATAGAACTTCGCTTGGGTCTGAGGCAGGTTCGAGGTGAGGTTCGACGCCGGATTGTAACCGGACATAAGAGTCCTCCTCTTTTTGTGGTTTTTTAGCGGCGAGTGGCGGCTTGCAAGACGCGCTCAGCTTCGGCGGCAAAAGCAGGATCGCTGCTCAGGCGGCGCTCGAATTCGGCGGTAGGCATGGCGTCAATTTCCGCTACGGTAAGCGTTCCCTTGCGAGCGACGTTGCCCTGCGGTGGTACCGCCGAGGACATCCGGCTGCTCAGTCCGGTACTTGCTTGACGGGGCCGTGTGACCACAGGAGCCTCAATCCGAGGTTCAGGCTGTCCGTTCCCCTGTACTGCTACTGGCTTGGGGGCCGCGAGCACCAATCCGGGCCGCAGCTCCTCAAACGCAATCTCAAAGTTTTTGCGAGTCATCGCGAGGCCGCGCGATTCGAGAAAGCTGAACATAGCCTGCTCGTTCTCCGCGCAGCGCACGTATTCGGGGTGAGCGTTCATAAACGCTTCGCCCGCCGCGAACACTTCGCGCTTCATTTTTTCCGCCTGGATTCCCTGCAAGGTCGCGCGCACCTCATCGAGGGAAGCACCAAGTTGCCACTCCGTCGCGCGGCGCAGTGCCGCGACCGCGCGCGTCGGCTCGCGCAAGTCCTCACCCAACTGCCAAAGCTCGTCTGCTGTCGGCTGGTGCGGCGCGTAGTTCGGCGTGGGCTGCGCCGGGTCGGGCGTTTCACGCAATTTCAACTGCAATGCCTGTTCCCGAATCTTCCGCGTCGCGTGCTCCTGCGCCTTGCGGTACTTGGCAAGAAGTTCGGGCACGGTCTTGCCTTTGAACACTTGCGGACCGGAGCCGTCGCCCAGGTCCACCACATCCACGTAGTTTCCGTCCTTGTCCTGCTGGATTCCTTCAAATGGATTTGCTGCTGTCGCCATCTTTTACTCCGGGGTGCAATCCGCACCGGGGATTTACAAACTTTTCAGGTACAGCTCATCCAGCTCTTTCTGCGTCAGGATGCGCTGCTGCATGGCTGGATTCACAAGACGCGCGACTTCCTCGAAGGTTTCTTCGAGCGCGAACCGCGCGCCCACCGCCACCCGCTGCGCCGCGAGCACCTCTTCCGTGTTCTGCGGGCGAATCTGGAATACCGCGCTTTCGAGTTTTTTCAACTGCGCCTCGAACACTTCGCGCAATACCTGATAGCCGGGCATGCTCGCGACCTGCGCCAGCGATTGAATTTTCGTCTGTTCCATTAGGCGGTCTGATTGGAACCAAAGCCGGTCGGCGTAGTCTGGCCTTCCACCGTCTCGCCACGCGAAGCGTGTTCGAGTTGCATACGCAGCACGTCGCGCGCGGCGCGGGCTTCGTTCTCTTGGTCAATCAAAGCCTGCTTGTGCTGGAAATCCTGATTGCTCTTGGCCTGCTGCGATTGCGCGGCAATGACCGCCGGATTCGACTGCTGTTTGCGCTGTTCGTCGGCGGGGGTCATCGGCTGGATGATGTCGTAGTAGTTTTTGAAGCCGCTCATGTCGTGGAGCATGTGGAACAGCTCCTCGATGTTCACCTTTTTGCCTTGCAGCGCGAGCTGCTCCATGAGCGGAGGATTCTCGAAGAGCTGGATCATCATCACCATGCTCTGCGCCATCTGCTGTTTGGCCGCCAGGTGCGCGCCTGCAAGCACGTCAAATTTGAAACGCGCGTTCAGGTAGTCATCTTCGCGGAAGTCGTTCAGGTTAAAACCCTGCTGCGGGTTGTTCTCCAAAATGTCGCGCAACTGCGAGAGCGGCAACTTTTGGCAATTCAGCTCGTGCATGCGATAGAGCCACGGC